TGGGATGAGTGGCTGGACCTCCATGGCCAGCAGGTCCACCTGACGCGGCATGATGCTGCCCACGCTACCGGCGTTGTCACCGTTACCGGCTCCGCTGGCACAGAGCTGCCGGCAGGGACAGTCTTCTGCACCACTGCTACCAACGACGGACCCTCTATCGAGTTTCAGTCTGATGCCGATGCCACTATCCCTGAATGTGGGAGCATCGACATCAATGTGACTGCTGTGGAGGCTGGAACCAACTCCAACGTCAAGGCCGACACCGTTATCCTGCTGATGAAGCCCATCAACAACATCACGTCCATCACGAACAAGGACGGCATCACCGGCGGCACCGAGCGTGAAACCGATGATGACTTCTATGACCGCATCGCGGTGGAGTACAGCAACAGCATGACCTACCTCGGCAACGACACCGACTACAAGCGGTGGGCGAAAGAAGCTGGGGCAGGGGACTGCATCGTTGACCCCGCATGGAAAGGCCCCGGCACTGTCCGGCTTGTTCTGGTTGATGGAAACGGCCAGCCCGCGAACAAGGAGCTGATCGACGCAGTGTTCAACCACATCGTGTCACCGGCAGACCGGGCAGCCCGCCTGTTGCCCACCGGCTGCGCAGAACTGACCTGTGCAGCGGCCACGACTGTTAGCGTGAACTACACCTGTACCGGCCTCATCTACGACAGTGAGCACACCTCCATCGAGGAAATCACGGCGCAGTTTGAGGCATTGGTCAAGACGAAGTACGAGGAGGCCAAGGCCAACAACGTCCTTCGGTACAACGATATTCGCCCGCTGCTGGCCGACATCTCTGGCGTGACTGACTTCTCGGAATTTATGATGAACGGCAGCATGAGCAACATCACGCTGGCGAACATCGAATACCCTGCCACTGGCACTGTGAAGTTCAGCTAGGAGGTATCACTGAATGAGGGCTAAGAAAATTGACCTTGAAAATTTTCCCACCAGCCAAAGCGCACAGAATATGCTTGCCACGGTCACCCCCGGATTCTACGACCAGTCCTACGTTGGCAAGTGGCTGTATCAAGTCATGGGCCTTGAATTTGACGAGGCCGAGCGGCTTATTGCAGAAGAGCTTCCTCTCCAGTTCTTCCCTGAAACCGCCACATGGGGCTTGATGTACCATGAGATCAAGTGGGGGCTGCCTGTGCGCGACTATCTCTCCTATGACGAGCGCAGGAAGCTCATCTACGAGAAGCGCGACCAACGCGCACCGATGACTCCGTACCGCATTGAGACCATGCTGGCGAACGTCACCGGCTTCTGGGCGAATATCGCAGACATCCACGATGGCGGCAAGTATGGCTATAAGGTCAGCCATCCGAACACGTTCATCGCTGTGTTCGTAGGCGATGGCTCGCTGAACACCAAGGCTGTGAAGCGGCTGCTGGATTCCGCCAAGCAGTCGCACACGACCTACACGATCATCGACCGCATGGACACTGTTCTCGACTGTACCACGATTGAACAGATGCTCCTGCGGAATATCAACGTCAAAGCCGTCGTTCCGTTCTGGAGGGCGGCTTTGCTTGATGGCAGCGGATACCTCGACGGCTCCATGCTGCTTGATTCCATGCGCGAGTACGACCTGATTCTTGGCCTGATGTACCGGCAGGGTGAGTTCTACACCCCGCAGAGCATCGACCTGAACAGAATGAGGATTTGGCTCCAGTACGGCGTGACCGAGCAGTATACCGGGCTGAGATCGCGGCAAGAAATGGCCGTGTATTTCTGGCCAGCTCTGCGGCTTGACGGCTCCGTCCTTCTGGATGGCTCCGAAACGCTCAACTGGTCTAGGCAAGACTGGCCGACAGCCATCAAGTATAGGCTCGGACAACTCTTTACACAGAATGAAGCCATCATCCGACGGCTCCGTATTCCGCTGAAAACCGAGCTTTCCGAGGACTATGCCAGCGGCAGGGTTGAGTATGACGGAGAAGTCCACTTCTGGACCGCGCTGAAGCTGGATGGCTCTGCCAAACTGGACGGCAGCGAGCTGCTGGATAAGTCCCGGCAGCCGTGGCCTGTATCCGCTGCTGTGGCATCTACGACCCCTCGTATTTCCGAGGAAATGGAAGATGTCACACTCATCACCAGAAAGGACCTTGCGTACCTGAACGGCTCTCTCAGGCTGGACGGCACAAGGATTCTTGATTCTGAGTATCACAAGGAGGCTATCTAAATGGCGAAAAATGTCATCATCACCAAGACCGCCAGAAAGAAGCTCGTACAGGCGAGAGCAGGTATCATCTCCCTGCCCAAAATCGTCGGTATGGCTTTTGGTTCTGGCGGCGTGAACAGCAAAGGCGAGGTCGTCCCGCCGACTGACAACCAGACCACCCTGACCGCTGAGATGTACCGCAAGAAAATCGACGGTTACAGCGTTCTGTCCGACACCTCCATCCGCTACGAATGCACCCTGACTGAGAGCGAGCTGGCAGGTAAGAGCATCAGCGAGATCGGCCTGTATGATGCAAGCAACGACCTCGTCTGCATCAAGACCTTTACCGCCAAGGGCAAGGACGATGACATCCAGATGACCTACACTCTGGACGACGTGTTCTAAGCCGGCAGGAAGGAGTACAGGATGAAGAAATACACCGTTGACCCCAAGACGGCGGCCTATTCGGAGTCCATCGAGATTACCGAGACGACCGACACCAACCATGCCGACAACATCAATCAGGCTCCCAAGCAGTTGATGGCAAACACGGCAGAAAACCACCGGCGCATCATCGCTATCGAAAACCGTAAGGTACAGGCCGCATTCGACGAAACGGATGGCGGCCTGAATTTTATCATCAAGGAGGACTAACCCATGGCAGATCAGGTAATCAATTTCCCCCGTGACACCACGCTGAAACACGCCAACGAAATCCAGCGGGCTATCGCTGCCGGCTGTGCCACCCCCGGCACGGCTGACCTGTGCTATAAGCACCTCGTCGCTCAGGCTACCACCAAGGATGAGGTGGACAGCCTGTTCATCGAATGGTGGAAGGCTCAGTACGATTCCAGCAAGTACAGCAAGGTCCAGATGCTCGAACGCTGGTTTGGCAACGTGTTGGACGATGACCGCGTTCACGGCTGCACCGTTCCGCTGTATGCCACCAGCACCAGTGCTATCGGTGAGCTGACCGATGACAGCGTTGGGCTCGTCTGCACTCCGTCTACCGCATCCACTCCGGGCCGCGACGACTTCGCACACCTGCCCCAGTTCTGGTGTGTTGAGGTAGCTGCCGAGAAAAAGGAAGATGGCAGCCACGAAATCTTCTACGTCGAGCACATCGACGATCTCGATGATGTTCGCTCTGGCGAGCATCTGTGCTGGGTGCTGCAGAAGAACACCTTTGTCCGCGAATGGCGAGCTGACGGCTACCAGCACCTCCAGATGAAGTGCCACCAGACCACCGGCTTCAAGCAGTGGCGCGAGGGCAAGGACCGCACCGGCCATGTCTACGCCTATATCGCCCACCCGAAGTATTACGCTGGCAAGGTTGGCGGCAAGGCCACCTGCGGCACAGGCCTCGCACCCATCAACTACACCAGCCACACCTCTGGCGTGGCCCTGTGGCGCACTCGCGGCACTCAGTATTCCGGCGGCTCTGGGTCTCTGATGAAATTCCTCGACCGCATGATGCGCCTGAAGTACGCTCGCAAGGGCAACTCCGGCACCATCGATGGCTGCACCTCCTACAACTACCAGTACAAGGCAGCCGTTGCAGAGACCGGCGTTAAGCGGTTCATTCTGACCGTGGCACAGGCTGCAAACCTGTTCGTTGGCAGTGCGGTGTCTATCGGCACTGACACCGATGGCTCTACTGACCGTAACGTGGCCGATGTTCACGATATTGCTACCGAGGTCCGCATTACCGCCATTGAGCCGGTGACTATCGCTGACAGCCAGTATTCTGCCGTGTATGTCAATGTCACCGACACGTTTGATACCGTGAAAGATCAGACTCTCCTGAGCACTATGCCGTACTTCTCCGGCTGGAACGATGGCGTTCTTGGCACTGACGGCAGCAAGTACAATGCCACCAACGGCAAGGAACCCGGCCTGCTCCAGAAGGTCGAGTTTATGAACGGCTCCTACCTCATCATCAGCGACGAGCTGTGGCAGTGGGGCAAGGATGCCAATGAGGACTTCATCTTTGACTGCTACGTTTGCAAAGACCAGAGCAAGGTCAGCGGCACTGCCATCACCGAGGATTATGTCAAGCAGGAAAACCTGACGCTGACCCTGCCGAAAGACCTTATGACCTCTTGGCACTGGCAGTATATCGAGGATACCGACTGTGGAGACATCGAGTGGCCCACTGGCGTTCAGGCAAGCGGCAGTGGAGTCGGCTGTAAGGCCGGCTTCTACTGCGGACCGTCCCCCTCTGGTCTCCGTGCCGGGTGGTGCTTCGGCAACCTCCTCGACGGTGGCCTTGACGGTGTGGCTTGCCGCTACTCGGACCTTTCGGTCGGGTACGCGTACTGGGGCGGCTCTCTTGGCGCACCTGACATTGCCGGGTAACGGCGGGGTGAATTGTCCTCTGGACAAGAGGGGCAGCAAGCCCCTCATCGTTTTTTGTACAAGAAACG